CACGTCCAATGCGTGGCGGAACTCGGTTATAGTATGCACACATGGCATGCACACAACCCAAGACCGCATACAAATATGGTCTTACAGATAATGGAAAAACAAAACTTGTTTTTAAAAGACCAGAGTACTTTCAACCTACTGATGAAAATACACAACAAATCCCATGCGGAAAATGTATTTCATGCAAACTATCCTATGCCAAGGAATGGGCATTACGTATTACCCACGAAAGCACATGCCACAGATATAATTCGTTCATCACTCTTACCTACAATGACGAAAATCTACCAGAAAATAAGTCAGTCTCACGGCAAGAAGTTAAAAACTTTATTAAACGACTAAGAAAATACATAACAACTCATTATCCGGAACATGAAAAAATTAAAACATTCTACTGCGGAGAATATGGTGCTCAAAAATCAAGGCCACACTATCACATCATTGTCCTTGGCTGGGACTTTCCAGACAAGACCTACCAGAAAATATCTCCTACAGGTTCAACCCTCTGGGAATCACAAATCTTACACAACCTTTGGCTTAATAAACAAAGACAATCCAAAGGATTTACTAACATTGGAGAAGTTACTTTCGAGTCGGCTGGCTATATCGCTCGATACTGCTTCAAAAAACAAAAAGACAAAAAAAACTATTCGTTCGTCGACGGCTACGACGAAACAACTGGAGAAATCCACTCAATTAGACAACTTACCCCTGAGTTTATTGGTATGTCCCAAGGTATTGGCAAAACTTGGTATAATGAATTCAAGTCAGACACCTATAAAGACTACTTGCAAACTAATGGCTTCAAGCATAAGATTCCTAGATATTACGATAAACAACTTGAAAAAATTAATCCTCAATTACTCGAACAAACAAAAATCAAAAGACAGGAGAAAGCAAAGACAAACAAAGCAGAAACAACGAAACCAAGGTTATTAGCCAAAAATGAAGTAAAAAAAGCACAACTTAAACAACTTAATAGGACATATGAAAATGATTAAAAAATTTTACTCAATCTTCGATACTACTGCTCAACTATTCCTTAATCCTTTAGAGGCTAAAAACGATGGCGATGCAATCCGCCTCTTCACAACTTTCGTCAACGGTAACAAACAAGAGTCAAATATTGCTCGTTATCCACAACACTTTATACTATTCCATGTATATGACATGGATGACAAAACAGGTAAAACAGGTACGTATAATATACAATCACAAAAACTCGAAGAACAATCTTCACCTAAAGAACTAATCATCGGCCTGTCATGTGTCGAAGAAGAAACTTACACAATCAAAGACGCGGTATCATTGCTACGAGAAGAACTAAAAAACAAAAACGTAGTTGACATTAAATCAAACGAAAAGGCTCTATAATATGAATATGAGACAACAATCAAATGCTAATTACGATATGTCACGCGCACCAACAATGTCACTACCACGCGCAAATTTTGACCGTTCACACGGATTCAAAACAACTATAGACTTTGACTACATCTATCCATTCTACACAGATGAAGTTTATCCCGGTGACACCTTCAACTTAGACTGCACAATCGTTGGACGATTAGCAACACCATTATTTCCAATAATGGATAATTGCTTCTTAGACACACACTACTTCTTTATCCCTAACCGCTTACTATGGGACAACTCTCGCAAATTCTTTGGCGAACAAATCGACCCCGGTGATAGCATTGATTACTCAATACCAAAAATTGCTGCTACTGCATCAACAGGATACGCAGAATTATCACTACCAGACTACTTGGGTATTCCTACAAAAGTTCCTGATTATGAATGGAATGCACTCTATGCTCGCGGATATCAAATGTGCTTTAACGAATGGTTTAGAGATCAAAACTTAATCGACACTGTTACAATATCAACAGCAGATGGTCCAGATACTACAACATCACTAGCACTACAAAAACGTGGCAAGCGCCATGATTACTTTACATCAGGCTTAGTATCTCCACAAAAAAATGGTGATTCCACAACATCAGTATCGCTACCACTTGGAACAAAAGCACCAATTGCAACAGATGCAGATCCAACAGGTTCTGCTACAAACACTGGTGTATGGTCATCTACCAACTCCTCATACGAACAACTACGCGCTAACACTGCAAGCTCAAATCAACTTTATGTCGCAACATCGACAACCGTCTCCACAGACGCAGAACTCTATGCAGACTTAACAATGGCTACTGCTGCAACAATCTTGCAACTACGAGAAGCTGAAGCAATACAACGCTTACTAGAATTAGATGCACGTGCCGGAACTAGATATTCTGAAATCGTTTATTCAACATTCGGTGTTCAATTCAATGATGTATCTTATCGTCCAGAATTCCTAGGAGGCAACTCAACACCAATAGAAGTATCAGAAGCTATATCCAACTATGACGATGGCACAAACGATACTAAAGGCGATTTATCAGGCGTCGGCCGTGTAATCTCACGTAATAATGGTTTTACAAAATCATTTACTGAACATGGAATCGTCATCGGCGTAATGAGCGCACGCGCAGACATTACATATTCACAAGGTCTAAATCGTATCTATGACCGTACAACACGTTACGACTACTTATATCCTGTTATGCAAAATATCGGCGACCAAGCAACACTCGTAAAAGAATTATATTGTCAAGACCCTGCAACAGATACAGGTTCTACAGGTACTCCAGACAATGAGCGTGTATTCAATTATCAGGAACGCTACGCAGAACTTAAATACAAGCCTTCACAAATCACTGGACTATTCAGACCTAACGCCACAGCTTCACTTGAATCATGGCATTTATCAGAAGAATTCACTTCTTTACCATCGTTCGACCAAACTTTTATCGAACAAAATACCCCTATGGATAGAGCAATCAAAGTAACATCAGAACCCCATCTCATCATTGATGGGTATTGTAATTTACAATGTGCTCGACCAATGCAACTATTCTCAATTCCCGGAATAGGTAACAGATTCTAATGATTATCAATTATTATAAAAATCTATATAACTTCACGTTTAAAACTTATATCCTCGGCGCAATTATTGGCGCCGGGGCTTCACTAATTGGAGGCGCAAAAGCAAATAAAGATAGACAAAAATCAGCTGACAAAGCTACTGCCGCATCAGCAAAAGAAGCAAAATTAAACCGCGATTTTCAAGAGCGATTGTCAAATACAGCTCATCAAAGAGAAACAGAAGATTTAGAGGCCGCAGGACTTAATAGAATCTTATCCGCTCAAACATCTGGTGCATCAACGCCATCAGGTGCGCAAGGTCAAGGCTTCCAAGCTGACCAACAAGATATCATCACACCTGCCGTAGCTACAGGACTACAAGCATTTAGAACACAGTCAGACGTAACAAAACAAACAGCACAGACCAAACAAATTGAAGCACAAACCGCATTAACAGATATTCAAGCAACACTTGCTTCAAACTTAATACCCGGAAGCGAAGCAATATCAAAAATAACTACAGAACTCAGTAACTTAATAGATAGACTCAGCAATACTACTGGTGGTTTAGACAATATCATCGACAAATCAATACCGGTTGTCTCTCAAGCTATGGAAAAACTAGATCAACTCGGTGGAAACTCAAAAGAAATTATTATAGAAATAACAAAAGGCATTCAAGACTTACCAGCAAAACTTAAAAAATCAATCTTCGGTCAACATCGAAACTACAAACCATAAAAGGAAAAAACACATGAGCCAACAACCAAAAAACATTATTAAAACAGATATGAATCCATACAAGGAAGTAAATAAACAAAAAGAACCAGGTATCTATCATGTCTACAATTCAACTGGTCAAAAACTAAGAAAAATTCTTACAAAAACTTCTACAAACACAAAGGTAGAACAACACCATAGAACCGAAATCAAAAAAATGGTTCAAGAAGTAGAATCACGCGGATTACTCCGCGCAAATACAGTATTTAACGGCGAACTCGACGATTACCCATCTTATGACTTCCAAGAAGCACAATTTATGATGGCTAAAGCACGCTCAACATTTGAGCAAATGCCATCCCAACTAAGAAAAAAATTCGAAAACAATCCTGCAAAATTTATGGATTTTGCAAACAATCCACAAAATGCACAGGAAATGGTAGAGCTAGGATTAGCTAAAACACTTGACTACAAAGACCATACTGGCGCTTCAACCGGTGTAACAGAAGAAATCGGACAAGATGGCACACCATCTGGAAACGTGGTCGAACCTTCATCACCCGTCCAACAATAATTAGCCCCGAATAGGGGCAAAACATAAACAGAGACAGAGCCAGCTTCCGCTGGCTCTATCTTTTCTATAATCTAATCCAAGACCACATGGTCATCAAAAAAATGCCTTACAAGGCAACACAGGCGCATTAATGCGCCGCATACCGAGCGGCTAACTCTCCGCGCAGTGGGCAGCACTCCTCTTGTTATATTACTGCCCACTGACACCCCAACGGGGTTCAGGTAAAAAAAACTTGCAACGCAATAAAAAAATGGATATAAAATAACCATGAAACAAATAATACTAATAATATTTAAAAAATACCCAAAAATGCGAAATGTCATAATTATTGCAATCATCGCATTTACTACTCTTGTAACTTTCTATCCTGCATTAGAAAAATATGCAGAAAATGAACAGGCAAGACAGTTATTAATCCAGCTAATACAGCAAGAACTAAATAATACTGAAACTTCATTACCAACTGAGGACACTCAAAAATGAAACGTAAACAACTAAGCAAAAAAGGCTCATCAGCCTTATTCACAGCAACAGCTTCACGCGGTCATAAACTTAATCGTCCACGTCCAATGCGTGGCGGAACTCGGTTATAGTATGCACACATGGCATGCACACAACCCAAGACCGCATACAAATATGGTCTTACAGATAATGGAAAAACAAAACTTGTTTTTAAAAGACCAGAGTA